GCAGTACATAAAGACAGTGGAACTGGCTTCTGTCATGTGTGCCGCAACAATTGCAGCCTTACATTCTGAGGTGGCGCCTCAGACCGTGTCTGACATAAGCCCTCGTGTCGGAACATGGACTCCGAGAGAGCAGATTGCTCTGAGTAATACTCAAGAGCATCCGGCGTTCGGAAAGATTCTTTCACGAACACTGGGACCTCGAAGGAAAGAATATCTTCCAGCGAGGATGGAGAGAGCCAAGAGAATCCTTGGGCTCTCCCTGCACAGACGCGTATTACGCCGCATGTGTTGTCTAGAGTTCGATGAGTTGAAGCGACTATCGAACTTTGTCGAGTCTATCCGAGATTGTCTCGTTTTCTCAACACCGGCCTTAGACACCGGTTCAGCAGACTTCAAGAGAGTCTTGAAGTGGGCTTATTCAATTGGCGTCTACAGAGTGGACTCTGGGACTGCCCAGTGGAAAAGCTTTAGTTCACTTCTGAAGTGGAAAGCTTTCCAGTCTGTGACGCCGAAGCCGGAAGATCCATGCGACTTTCCGGGCTTCGGAGACCAATACGTGGGGGGAATCCCCCCACTATGGTCCCGCCTTTGCCCCTGGATGGAATCCATCTGGGTGCATGGAGCACGGTCCAAGTTAGACTTGAGCCGGGTCGCTCACTTCACATCCTCCCGAGGGTTTCCCGCGGGCGATGCTAAGACAAGGACCCTGAGTTTGCAAAAACACCAGGAGACCTTGACGAGTGAGTGGCCTGTAACCGAGGAGCGAACAGCTTTGCTATTCGAACTCTCCCGGTTAATAGGTACTCAGATTAAGGAGAGCTCTGATTATAAATCACAAGCGCACCTTTCTCTGACAACCTCTTCCTCCTTTGACTCTTCAGTCAAAGCAGGAGGCCGAGCCAAGGAAATATCGGAACAGTTCCGATCTTGGATGGAGTTTGTCCCCTCACGAACCGTAGAGGGAACGACTCTGCTTGGGAGAGATTCCACAGAACTCTGTGGATTCCCTCGTTGGATGACATGCGGACGCAAGGATTACTCGGATTTTATCCGAGGATTACCTCGCCATCCGGATGGTTATATTCATCCTTGTGTCCAGGCGGGAGAGTCCCGCCAAGACACTTTCTTCGATTTTGGAAATTTCAAATACGAAGATCCAATATATGGTCTCGACGATGCCACTGGCTATCAGCTCCACCAATGGTCAGTCGAGACGCTGCTTGAACTCGGCATCTTAGCCGGGAACAAGCACGATCCAGATAGTCTCCGGATAAGATCCGGTATCCATCCTCTTGTTAGGAGATCGTCTATCGGAGAGCCGGGAGCAAAGTCCCGGGTCATAACCGTGGCGGAAGCTTGTATTACAATCTTCCTCCAGCCTTTCAGCCACCACCTAACAGGTTGGTTGCGTACCCATCCTTCTGCAAAATCGGGTCTTACCCGAGCCGCTCAGGGTTATGAGTATGTTAAGGCACTTCACTGCCAGGGACACCCTGAGAGTGAAGAGATAGATCTAGAGATGCTATCATCTGATCTATCGACTGCGACGGATTATTGTGTACATGAGTACTCCAAAGCAATGCTTGGAGGCCTCTGCACAGGATTACAAGAAAATCTTGCATATCACCGTCTATCTAGGGAACTGCTTTGCTCGCCGCGCCGAGTCGTCGCGGGGAGTAGTGTCTGGACCACAACCAGAGGAGTCCTCATGGGTGATCCTGGGACCAAAGCTGTCCTGACTATGCACAACCTTTGTGCAGAGCTGGAATCTTTCCTTAGATATCGGACCGACGAAGTGCTCAGCGATTCAGAGCTTCTCTGTCGCGCCAAACGCATGAGAAATATCCCAAGCGCCTGGTGGAGACACTTCGCATGCAGTGGTGATGACCACGCTGCATTAGGTCCGAGGAGCTACCTTCAGGGTATCACTCTGGCCCATTCATTGAACGGCATGAGCGTATCCTGGCCTCAGAACTTCGTTTCGAAGATCGGAGGCACCTACTGTGAAGAAAATTTCTTCATCAGAGGGTACTCCAGTAGAGGACTTTTCATTGGAAAGTTCCTCTGGCAACTCGGATATGACATTCATATCCATGTTGATGCCTTGAAACTCAGACTACTCTCGCCTTGTTCAAAAGAACATGAGGGAAAGGATGAGCCCAATCCAGGTATTGGAAAGGCGCACCAGATCAGCAAGGTACTGGCCTGGATGCCACCGCCACTTGACATGCTAAAAGAGCGTGCCTCGTGGAGGTTTATGGACAGATTCTCGAGCTTACTGCCGAGATCCGTACATGCATATCTCCCAGTATCACTGGGGGGCCTGCAGGCACCAGCATGGCACCTGAGCCGCGATCAGCTGCATGAAATGCTCCTTGAGCTTCCTGCCGCACATCTTTCACTGATAGAGAAAACACTATCGGGAAAGTCTTCCCATTTGGAACGGAGAGTGATTTCGAGCCTTGCTTCGAATTCACGGCTCCGGGGAATAGACGCTGACTTGATCCAAGATCAAGTACGCGAGTTCTTGTCGAACACGGCATTAACGCACGCGATCAACGTCGATGAGATTCAATCCTTGATTGAAGTCTCCCCGGACGAGTTCAAATCCTGGACCGCCCGGAAGAAGTTCTACGCTGCATCAACGCAGGGCTTCATCTCGATCAACGATGCCATTAATATGATCGAGAGACCATACATATTCAGGGATCTTTTGTTCCCTGATATGTCCGTAAAGCACGGTTATGAACCGAGCTTTTCGGCTGCCTACTCCAACTTTAGTTGGAGCACGCGGGTTAGACGTTTCAATGAACTCATTGAACGTCAGGTACCAGAAGGAGAGGAAATTCCTCTCTCCTACGACCACATGCTGGACATTGTCGAGTCTGTGGTAGCAGGCGCGCTTCTGGAGGTTCCTCCCTCGAATTTGCTAATTCCGAGAGATGTAGTCGAGGTCGATAGCCGACCCCGTCTACAGACACCTTATTAAGGTGTAGTGACCGTCCTTCAAGGTGACAGGAAGTTATTTCCA